TCTAAATCGGCATCGGAGTAGAGATTGCCTATACCAAGATTAGATCTTAGTTGAGCAACAGTTACATAACTTGCGGTCATCTCTACTCCTTTGCTAATAGCTCCGTAGGGCTAGGGCTACTAAACCCTACGGATTACTGAATTGATCTAACTTATCAGGTTAGGTTGTAGCGTTGTAGACCACCAGAGATCAGGGTCTTTGTTGCAAAGTATCCGTATAGAAGTACGGAGATTTCACCAGTTGCCACTACGTTAACTGAAAGAGTTAACTTAGGTGACTCGTAGATGCAGATTGCAGATGGTGTAACGATGAATGCAGAGTCATCAATATTAGTTGAGACCATGTAAGGATCAACATATAAATCCAAGCCCATTACTGAACCACGTAATGATGTTGGTGTTGATAGACCTGATGCGTTCATTGGTTGTGATGCAGTAAAGATTGGTCGGCCAGTTGTATCTAAAGCACCGATCAAAGATGACCAAACAGAAGTACCAGCAATAAATGCGTTAGCAAGTTGTCCTGTTGCTGCAAATACAGCTGGGGCAGCTTGTGCTACATATGCTTGGTATCCTGCAATTGTTGCAGCTTGTGTTGATGATTGTGTACCACCAGAAACAATTTCTGCAATTACAGCTGAATCAGATGCTTTAGCATAAGCTCTTAAACAATTCTCATACATCGCTGCATAGAAGGAAGGGTCAGACCTGTCTAAAAGCTCTGTCGACATAATTTGAGTGCCGGCCAGTTTAACCACTGTTGCATTTACATAACTGGAGACAAGCTGTGTAGAGGCAGTAGATGCGCCTTCTGCAACAGTTGAGATAGTTGCATTAGTTGTAATCTTAGGATGAGCAATAGTCATACCAGATGGAGATAGCGCACGTGCGCCACCTAATGCATCAATAGTAGGACGTACCATTAATGAAGTGTCAATTACAGAAGGGCTGTACTGCACAGGGCTAAATGCTGGGTTTGTAGTAAATGAATCATTAGCTGCTTCGATCTTTAGAGCTGCGGCATCAGCTGCCTTTACCCATAGACCTGACTCATGGTTACCCATTGTGGCTTTAACAGTGTGCTCTAAATATTGAGCTTGTGTTTTAATTGGTGAGCGTGGCTCTGTATAAAATGCAGCACTTATTGTAGGACGTGCGGCTTCTACTGGAGCAACCTCTGCCGGTGTTACAGTTGGCTCTGGAGTTGTATCCAAGATAGCCTCACTTTCCGTAGTAGTTGGTGTTGCATCTGCTTCGCTTTCGCTTGCAGCAACTTTAGTTACTTTTGCATCTTCGCCAAATGCGGCGGATTCAACCAGGCTAACTTCTTTTAAAGTTGCCTTGGTTACATATAAATAATCTTTAGTTTGCTTTGATCCGGTTACTTCTACGCCGACAGACAAGCCGTCCACAAGCTGTTCACTTGCAAGAATTAACGCATCAGAGCCTTGCATGCTTCCAGAAATTTTAAAGGATGCGTAAATACCATCCTGGGCCATATTAAACTTTTGCATGCGGCCAATAGGTTTATCAGTATTATGTTGCATTAACATTTTAATTTTGCCAGGATCACCAATTGCAATTGAGTCTTTAGCAAATACGACAGGTCCGGCGGATGTATTACCCACCACTTCGTATGGCACAATTTTGCCAGCTATAACTCTACGCTCTGTGTCAGAACTTTCAATTGAACTATTGAAGGTTAGTAACATTACCACTCTCATTTCCATATGGGGTTAGATCTTCCATGCCTTTAGCTTGCTCTACATCGATTAAGCCAAGTTGTAACATTTTCTCTATTGCGGCAAGTCTTTGCATTGTGTCAGCACGTAAAAATGACTCCTCTACCGCAAACCTAACTTCATTGCCTCTAGTTGTAATATCATCCATGCTAAGACGTGTTTCAATTGCACAAATAAATGGTTGTAGAGAATATGCCACAAACTCTTTACGGCCATCAATAATATTTTGATAGGTCATAGAATTATTCATATCTGCACTAATCATGTATGCCGGTACGTTCATCGCTCTAGCAATTTGTGTTGCTAAATACTGGGATGCTTCGTTATACATCATATCTTTAGGTGAATAACCAATAGTTTCATAAGATAAAGTGCTAGTTAAATATGCAGTTGATCTAGCAGCTCTCGATGCTTTCCATGTTGCTAATAATCCTTGTACATGATCTTCTGGAAGATCTGCACCGGTATTTTTTAGGTATCCGGTAGCCATTGGGGTCTGCGCTGCTACGGCTGCGGCCTTTTCTAAATCTAATGCTGATTGGATTGTGCGACCAGCAGTTTGCAATACACCTTGATTTAATCCTTGAAATGTAACAAGTGATCCAACGCCTGACATTGGTAATGTGCTACCGTCTAAATTGTAATAAAGCACTTCTGTGTTTCTATTATTAAATATCGGAGTAACGCGGTTATTATCTACCCATTCAAATCTTGCAGGGCGTAAATCATCGGCATAAACTTCTGTAATTTTCCAATAAGCAACACCATAGAATATAAGGCTATCTATGGTTGCAGATAACGTAACAGCTCTAGGTTGTCTAATATCAGGTTGCTCTAACCAAACTGGTGATCCTAATTCTTCTCCAGTTTTTTTATTATAAAGTTCTAATGGCATGTAACTAATTACATCTGCAATTAAATTGCGGCATCTTGCAACAGCTGGCACTTGCATAGCTAGGGATCTATCTATTGGTGAATAACCATAACCTGATCCGATACTGCCTGGGCCATAACCAAAGCTCTGCATAACGGCAGGGGCGTATTGCGCTTTAACGGATTTGTTATTAGATGTAATTCCCAAAGCAGACAATAGACCCATATAGGTACTTTATACCATAAAACGGACTAATGGTGCAAATTAGGCAAATATTGCGGCGGTGCGTTGCGGTTTAGTTAATTCTGATACAACCATAGCAAGGGAGATAGCAGCTGTAACATCACCAGCTGATTTACGTCTAATTATGCGCCAGCCAGCATCATTAGTCTTAGCAGCACAATTATTAAGATGTTGCACCAATTCCTCTTGACCTGAATGTACTAATCTGCTATTAGCCATAGCATCAGATAAATCACTGCATGCTTGGTAAAACGCTTGACCGGATACGTCTTGTATGCGCCATCCGGTTTGCTCTAATTTTGTAGCCAATGTTTGCGTAGCGTATTTGTCAAAACAAATAACAGTAGGCCGATATTTATGCGCCCATTCATTTATATCACTAGCCATCTTGACTTCATCAATAGCAATCTCACTAGACCACAACTGTGCGAGCCCTACTGCTATTTTTCCATCTTTTACTTGGCCCATAACCAAAGCTCCAGATCGCCTTGTCGGTGCAATATCAAATGCCATTATAGTTGCAGGTCCAACAGGGATTTCTAATGCGCTGTCACTGCATGCCTCTATACTGCCGTAAACCCAAGGACTGACCGCCGAATCAATCCACTGACAAAGCATTTCTGTACGTGTGGCTTCCACGCTATTAGTGTTAACAGATTCTTCTAATGTTTGCTCTGTAATTAAATGACCAAGTGCCGGGTTTGCCATAGTCCAGGCTTTGCGATCATGTATTTTACAATGTTGCGGAGCAGAATATTCGTAATAACCTAAATTAGCAGGTGGGTATGATATGCAACGTTCCCTAAGATCATTAAGAACACTACTAAAACCATCACCGGCATTACTTGTCATTAAAGTCATAGCATTAGGCCGGGCGCGTGTTACCGGTAATGCAGCTGTAAATGCTTCTTCTGACCATTCGCGTAATTCATCCAAATATAAAAAGTCGGCTGTTTTACCACGTGGAGCATCTCTAGTCGCAGCTGCAATTTCATACCTTGCGCCATTCTTTAAACTTATGGATTCTTGACCATTAGCCAAACGGATCTGTCTTACTTCTTTTCTTAGGAAGTCATTATCTTCAATTGTGTATGCAACTTGCCTAAATGTATCTAATGCCATATTTCTATTAGATGACATGCCTAATATGTTTTTACTACCCCATAAATATAAATGGCTAAGAATTAACATACGTGCAAGGTGGGTCTTGCCATTCTGACGAGCTACTAAGGTTAATGCTGACTTCTTTAACCAATTACCGGCAGCATCCACAGATAGTAAATCATCTAGCACCCAGCGTTGCCAAGGTATAAGCGGTAAACCAATCTTCTCCGCTAGATCTGCAACTTCTTGTGATTTAGTAGCTGTCTTTAATAACGGCGTGTGGATTCTTGGTTGCGTGCTGCCAATTAACCCGACCCCTCGTTTAATGGGGATTATATTTGTATTATCCGTGTTCAATTTGTAGCCCTTCTGGTCGCATAAAAGGTGAATCCGGAACGATCTGGACCGTCTCAGGGAGAGATGAGGCAGG